TATGATATTACTTGGGTCACCCGCATATTTTTGTGGGTTTTTAGGTTTAAATCGTCCTGAATATGCCATAAATATATGTATAATAATTTAAAGAGAACAACATGGCCTTTTCGATATTTTCAAATAACTTAGGTGGTGTAAACACATTTCTAGGTTCTGTAAAGGGACCTTTAAGTAGTCTTACAAACAACAGTACACCAGAAAATCTGGTATATCCTTCAGATTTATCTTCAAATCCAGCAATGTGTCACGCCGTACAATTTTCAATATATGATTACACTAGTGGTTTTCAAGATATTCAAAAGAAAGTTGTTGCGTCTGTAGCTGATGGTATAGAAAATGCTCAAGCCCTCGTTGCTGCAAATTTTAACGTACCAGAGAATATAATAGACTACGGTGCAGATCCTCAAGCGGATCAATCTATGTTCGTACAAACTCCAACCACATTTGCAGCTGGCGCATCCCTAGAAAATATAAGTAGAGCAACATCAAATCAATTTTCTAAAGCTTTAAAATTTGGTAAAGAAGTACTTTTACCAAATGCAATCGCTCTAGGTTCAGCACCAACATATAGGCCAAAAAGAAAAACTGCACCTTTAGCTAATATTTCATTATATATGCCTGATACATTATCGATAAGCCATGATGCTGAATATGGACAAATTAGTATGACTGAAGTATTTGGTCCTTTAGGTACTGTAGCTCAGGGAATTACAGATATATCAGGAAGGCCTGCTACCGAATATAGAAATACCGTAACTGATAATCCTTTTGCTAAAGCAACGACCGCAAATCTTTTTGGATTTGCTGCAGGAAAAATACCTGGTGTCAATGGTAGTGCTCTAGCTGAAGCTGCAAAAGGTGCTTTAGGTATAGCAACAAACCCACAAATTCAATTATTATATCGTGGTATAGATTTGAGGAGTTTTAGTTTAAGTTTTGTGTTTACTCCAAAATCGTCACAAGAGGCTCAGACAGCCAAAGATATCATAGACACATTTACATATTATTCAGTACCTGGTTTAGCATCGGCCGCAATCGATAATAATCCAGGCCAATATCTAACACCTCCTCAGTTGTTTACTGTTAAATTTGTATTTTTAGGTAATAGTGGTATTGCAGGTTCGATTGGAAACATTTTTAGTTCTGCACTTAATAACTTAGGTCTTAGTTCCTTAACTTCAAATCCAACTTCAACAATCACAAGTGGTAAAGAAGCAAAGATAATGAACATACAAGAATGTGTATTAACAGGAGTTACTGTTGATTATGCACCTAATGGTTGGGCAGCGTATAATGATGGTTATCCGGTACAAACAACATTACAATTAAATTTTAAAGAAACACAAATACTCACAAAAGACAGATTGCCAAATAGAAAAATTGCAGAGAATTATGAAACACAGACTAACAGAGAAATTAACAGAGATTTTATAAAAAATGGTAGTGGTATATCTGATGCTGTTGCTTTAGCCGGATATGATGAGGCGGCCGCATTTGGTAACCAATCAATGTCATTCTCCGCTGCTGATAGAGAAGATGCAGAATTAGGTGCAGCAATGACGGCATTATCATCCGAACAACAAGCCGATTTTGGTGAGTCGTACGGAGACCAAGTTTCTGTATTTGTTGATCCAGAGACCGGCGAGATAACGCCTATACCTTTATAGTCTAGATAGAATTTTTAAAAGAAAAATAAATGAAATATTTCGAAACACTACCTTCAATTGTTACCACAGATTATAACAATAACCTCATTGTTCTTAAAAATCTGTTGAGTAGAGCTGTACTTCTGGCAGAAACCCAATCTGATGCTTTATTATTATATAATTATTCGGTACAAGATGGAGATACACCAGAGACCGTAGCATACAAATATTATGGTAGTGTTGATAGGTATTGGATTGTTTTACATGGTAACCAAAGTTTAGACCCACAATGGGACTGGCCTTTAAACTCACAACAATTTCAAAAATATATTTTTAACAAATATAAACAAGAAACTGCTACCTCATTAAACATATCAGTAAATTCAGTCAATGAATCACAGGTGCTCTCCTATACATTGGCTACTGTAAAATACCTTGAAAAGATAATAATAACCAAAGATAATACCACACAAACCAAATCAGCCAAAACCATTAGGGTTAATTTAAATGCTTATAATGCTATAACACCTAGTGAAACAAATGTTAATTTTGCTGATGGTAGTAGTGCAACTAGGTCTGTGACCAAAAGAATAATTTCAATTTATAATTATGAAAACAATTTAAATGAATCCAAAAGAAACATTAGGCTTATTAATGCAAGTTTTGTTGGTTCATTAGAGTTGCAATTGCAGTCTTTAATGAGTAAATAATGTCCACAAATAATTCAAGGTTTGCCACCGAGTTTCAACTAGATTCGGTAGCAATCATAACTGCTAAAGGTATTCAACCATTAAACAAATTAATGATTGAATTAAATATATTTGAAGATATAATGGGTGATACCATATCTGGCCAGTTAATGTTAAGTGATTCTGTTGGTATTATTAACCAATATGGATTAAATGGAACAGAATTTATAAACATATCCTTGAGAAAAAATTCAGGTGATAAGTATCCATTAACAAAAAACTTTCGTATCACAGCCATAACAAATCGTGGTGTAAACTTAAATAATAACTATGAGGTATACACGATTGATTTTGTGTCCGAAGAATTTATATTTGCCGAACAGTATAGAATATCTAAGGCTTATAAAAATACGGCAATCTCCGATATCATAGAGAATATCCTAACGAAATATGTTAAGATTGGTGGTAAAAATACCAAACCAATAAACATTGAACCTACTTATGGTGTTTATGATTTTGTTTTACCGAACAAAAAACTATTCCAGACGATTAATTGGTTGGCCACATATGCTAGGCCATTACCAACTGTTGGACCAGGTGCTGATATGTTATTCTTTGAAAATGCTGGTGGGTATTTTTTTAATTCTTTGCAATCTTTATATAAACAACCGGTTTATCAAAAATACTATTTAAATCCTAAGAACATATCAAATGATTTAAACCAACAAGCGTCCAATGTTCTTGAATTTAGGATATTAAATTTCTTTGATGTGCTTGATAATGTGACCAACGGAACATTTGCCAATAAGGTAATCACACTTGATATATTAACCAGACAAAAAACAGATAATACTTTCAGTTATGGTGATTATTTCCAAAAATCCGAATCTTTAAACGACCACGGTATAACCAATAATTATAAAAACAGACGTAATGAATCAATGTACAGCGTGTTAAGAAATTCTGATTTGGAAATGGGAGCACTAAGATTGTCATCTGGAAATTCTCAACAGAAAAATAATAGTTATGTTAAAGCTTCAAAGGGTGGAGCTAACAATGTTGCAAACGATATTTTCATTGAAACATATTTGAAACATCGAGTGGCACAAATTGGATTATTTAAAAATACAAGAATAGAAATTGTTGTGCCTGGTGACCCATCATTGGTGGTGGGTAAAACTGTGGCATTTACACATTTTGGTGTTGGAGAAAATAGAATTGCTGATCCTTATTTGTCAGGTAAATATCTGATTACTGCTCTCAGACATTCCATCAAAACAGACACCTATATAACATTACTAGAATTATCTAAAGATAGTGTGGGTGCACCTTATCCGCAGTTTGATAATTCAGATACATTATTGGATAGTTTTGTTAAAGGTAAACAATGAACCGTAATAATTTTATTGGTCTTAGTGGATTTGTTTGGTGGGTTGGTGAGATAGAGGCTAGAGTTGATCCTTTAGGTATAGGTCGGTGTAAAGTTAGAATATTTGGTTGGCACACAGACAATAAAGCTCTATTACCAACAAAAGATTTACCTTGGGCACATCCAATGATACCAGTAAATAATTCGGATACATATTGTGCACCTGAACTCGGAGAATGGGTTGTTGGTTTTTTCATGGACGGAGAAAGTGGACAAGCACCAGTTATGATGGGTGTTTTGCCGGCAATAAACTCAAACGCCACGCCAGAACAAAAACAAATCGATATCGGCATCGAGGGAAATAATAATTATGTCACTTTAACCCCAGAAATGCTGGCAGAAAATCCAGATTTGGAATCTGGTATTTAATAGGAGAATTAATTATGGCAATAAAAATGTCACAAAAAGAAACTAACCTAAGAGAAGAATTATTACTTCAAACTGTTACATTAAATAATTTAAATCAAAGGTTGGTTGGCCGAATTCCTTCAGGTATTCAATATAGAAATACTTTAGCTGAGATTGCAAAAACTGAAATTAAAATTAAACAGCTAGAAGGAGAAATAAAAACATTAGAATTGGCTAGAAAGCCAAAAAAAGCAATTTTACCTACGAAGTTACCAAAAATCACACCCAATTTAGTGGAATTAAATGAACCAAACAAAGAACAAGGTCCATTAGATGTAGTTAATTTAGTTTCACCGGATGTGGTTAATGTAAATCTTACTACACCCATTGGTGAACGACAAGAAT